GGAAAAGCGCGTGAGTTTGAGAACACGAGTAGAGACTTCTTTCGCAATCTAGGAAAGGCAAACGACCAGCAAGAAATAAATATGTTTGTTACAGAACATTGTAATCCTTTAGCAGTATCAGACCCAGTAGCCTATAAGTTTGAGTCTAAAGAAAAGCTAGGTGAGTATAGACCTGATTGGTTTCAGAAGATGTGTACGCTTGATGTGATAAGCGATGGCGAGAACCCAACCATATTTGTGGAGGGTATAGGTGGGTGTTTTGTACCTGATGAACACGGTAACCAATTATATGTATTAGATTTGGGGGAGTCTGGCTGATCATTATCAGCGTTTCCAACGGTACGTGGTGACTGTGCCGTACTTAGCTAACCTCACAAACACACTCAACCCCATACTTTTTAGTTTTGGGTGTGCAAGTGCAACAGTACGACTCTGAAAACATAACTACTAAAGGTTAGCAAGTCACCTACTTAATATTAACGCAACAATAACAAGTGGAGAAGTGATATGAAAAAAAGATATAGAGATGCAAAAGGTAGATTTTGTAAAAAATGGCAAACACCAGAATATAAAGCTTATCAAGAAGCTTACTACCAAACACCAGAATATAAAGCTAAAGCTAAAGCTAGATACCAAAGGCAAACGCCAGAATATAGAGTTAAAGCTTACGCTAAAACAAAAGCCTATCAACAAACACCAGAAGCTAAAGCTAAAATAAAAGCCTATCAACAAACACCAGAATATAAAGCTAAAGAGAAAGTTAGAGGTAAAGCTAGAAGGCAAACACCAGAATATAAAGCTTATCAAAAAGTTACACAACAGAAATGGCGCGAATCACTAGAAGGTAGAAGATATTGTGCAGCACAATCAGCACTAAGAAAAGCAAAAAAGTTACAAAGGTCAAGGCTGCTAACTGAAGCAGGTAAAAAAGTTATAACTGAGATACACGCAAACTGTCCAGACGACTGGCACGTTGACCATATTGTTCCGTTGCAAGGAGAAACAGTGAGTGGGTTGCATCTGCCAGAGAACCTACAATATTTACCTAAGTCAGTTAACACTATGAAAAATAACCGTTGGGATAATTCTTGGGCATCACACACTATGGATACACCACTAGCAGAAAAAACTAAAGCCTATCAATTAATAGAGGAGAGAGTGACATGAGTAAACTATCACACAGCAATCCAGATTTGGACACCGATGTATATAAAGGGGAGGAGGAGATGAGTAAACTACCCAACTGCATTTTTGAGTTTGCTTGGAATGGTACAGTTTGCATAGCAACAAGAACTAATAGTTCAGGTGAATACATTGGCATCGAACTTTACGACTATTCAAGCAAAACGCTTTTAGTATATATACCATTTAAAAAAGAGGAAGTGAAATGAGTGAGAAAGAAAATTCTAGGGCTGAATGGCACGAGGGACGAGATAAATTCTCAAAGTGGGAATCTGATAAGTATGGTCAAGACACACCCTTAAGTGACAGAGATATAGATATTTGGGTTGAAGGATATGTATACGCTAAGAGGGAGGAAGTGAAATGAAGTACAAAGTACAAGTAGTACAGTACCACGTACCTGTTATTGTTGAAGCAGCAACAAAGAAGGAAGCCGAGTTGTATGTAGCAGAGCAGACAGCTTGGGAACCTGACTTCGTGCACTACGATACTGAGCAAGTGGAGTCCGACAAGGACAGAGAAATAAAGGTGCGGTTCGCTAGTGAACATGCACAAATGTTAACAGGGTATTAGGAGAATATTATGAATCAAGATGATAGAGATGTGTTTAAGGAATGGTTAGCTGATGGTTCGTTCGACCTACACATTGACCAATTCACACAGTTGCTAGACCTGTTTGAGTATGACGACCCATACTTCGACAGGGAGGAATACGTGGCAGAAGTTATGTCATCTGTAGCACGAGAAAAGTTTGAGCGGCATGGGCTGAGACTAATAGAGTGTAAGGAGAGGAGAGATGACTGAACAAAAAAAGTATAATACAGCGAATGTATATCAACAGATTGTTACTTTTTATAAAACCGATGACGATGGTAATACCTTAAAAAATGACAATGGTTCAACAAAAACATTTGTCGCACCTAGGTATAGCAATCTCCGTATGGAATTAGATCATCACAATCTAAGGTACGCTTGGGACGTAGTAGACAGTGATGACTTAATAGAAGTCACGGAAATGTCTTATAGGTGCCAACTGGCTGGCGCGCAGGAAATTTATGACTTGGATTTGAGTGCAATAGCGGCTCTTGAAAGACAAAATAGGGGATACAACGAATGACTGAACGACAGCAGTTTATGCTATGGCTAGACACCTGCCCATTTGAGCGCGAGCATATGTATGAGGATAAAGGCAAGCACCACACAAAGGTGCGTGTCCTGTTTTCATTTAGTAGTTCGGACATGGACTGGGACGACTTTAAAATAGGTATGACCTGTAGCGACGACTAACTAAACCACTAACGAAGCCCCTTAATTGGGGCTTTTTTTTGTCTAGGATTTGTGTTACCCTTGCTACATCAAGTATTAAAGGGGTATTGGAGTGACACCAGAGGGAACAGTAAAAGCACATGCCGAGAAAGCATTAAAGAGATTAGGCTGTTATTATTTTCTACCAAGTACAGGAGGGTATGGACGCAAAGGCATACCCGACATTATAGTCTGTCACAAAGGCAGATTCATTGGCATCGAGTGCAAGTTTGACGCAGACAAAAATCCCCCCACCAAACTACAACAGCTAGAGCTTGCCAAGATTAAGAAGGCCGGAGGCATAGCTATTGTATTCGATACAAACACCACACAAAAAGAATTAGTTGCTATGATAAACGCAGAAGCAATGGATAATACCGACTGGACATCGTGGGCATTGGAGCACATATCATGATACTAGAACAATATGAAGGTTACGAAGAGTTACTTACATGTGATGGTTTAGACGAAGCAATATTAGGTGTATGTATGAGATTTGGGCAGGCTGACGTAGTGGCATATGATTATATGAAAGTGCTAGACATATTAGTACATGACAGTGGTATGTCACCAGAAGAAGCGTGTGAGTTCTTTGAGTTTAATATTATTGGCGCGGGTATGGGTGAGAGAACACCAGTATTTATTGACGGCAGTATGTACTCAAACCTCACAGAGCACTAGAGAACTGGTCGGTCTTACGAGAGGTTTTTGCTCATCATGATTAAGGAAACAGATTTAGTGCAGGCTATAACAATAGATTTTGAGACGTACTACAGCAAAAAGTTTTCGCTGTCTAAACTTACCACAGAAGAATACATCAACGACTCTCAGTTTCAAGTGATTGGTGTAGGAGTCAAAGTAAACAACAACGAAGCGCAATGGTTCAGTGGTACGCATGACGAAATACGCGATTGGCTACAGCTATTTGATTGGGAGCATAGTTGCGCTGTCGCGCATAATGCTATGTTTGATGCTGCGATATTGAATTGGCACTTCGACATACAGCCACCTAGATGGATAGATACTCTTTCTCTAGCAAGAGCAGTTGATGGCATATACGTCAGTAACTCTTTAAAGGCTGCCTGTGAAAGATGGGACATTGGTAAGAAGGGCACTGAGGTGCTTGATGCGTTAGGTAAAAGACGCGAGGACTTTACACCAGAAGATTTAGCACAGTACGGTGAGTACTGTAAAAACGATTGCGAACTTACAATACGTTTGTTTGCTGCGCTGCACAATGAAGAGATAGATGTTGAAGAATACGAGGCAATTAGCACCACTGTAAAAATGTTTTCTGAGCCTGTGTTGGAGTTGGATATTGACTTACTGAAAGGACACCTCAGAGAAGTAAAAGAACACAAAGAAGTTCTTATGAAGAAGGCGGAAGCCGACTCTAAAATACTTTTAAGCAACCCCAAGTTTGCTGAAGCATTAGAAGAATTAGGAGTTATACCCCCCACAAAAATATCAGCACGTACAGGTAAGGAAGCATTTGCATTTGCCAAGAGCGATAAAGGTTTGAAGGACTTACTAGAACACCACGACCCAAAGGTTCAAGCACTTGTTGCTGCTAGACTAGGAGTAAAGTCTACGCTAGAAGAAACCAGAACACAGCGGTTGATAGATATCGGTGGGCGGATTGGTGTGTTGCCTGTACCCCTTAGATATCATGCAGCACATACAGGTAGGTGGGGCGGTTCAGATAAGATAAATCTACAGAACTTACCAAGCCGTGGGAATAACATAATAAAGAAAGCAATCATTGCGCCAAAAGGACACACACTTATTGATGCCGACTCATCACAGATTGAGGCTAGAGTATTAGCGTGGTTATCGGGACAGGACGATTTAGTGCGGGCCTTCGCTAATAAAGAAGATGTCTATAAGATAATGGCAGCAAGTATCTATGGCAAGCGTCCGGGAGATATAACCAAAGAAGAAAGATTTGTTGGTAAGACAACAATATTAGGTTGTGGCTATGGTATGGGCGCTGAGAGATTTAAGAACCAATTACGTAACTTCGGTGTTGATATAAAACTTACTGAAGCCCAAAGGATCATAGATACATACCGCCAGAATTACAGCAAGATAAAACAACTATGGAAGGACGGTCAGCATTGCTTGCGAATTATGTTACAAGATAAAGAGTGTAGTTTTGGAGTTATAGCCGACGCAGTATTTTTAGGTAAGTCTGGGTTTGTTTTACCAAACAACGTGTTACTAGAGTACCCTGATTTAAAACAAGAACACGGTGAGTATACTTATCGTGCAAGAAAAATGAGCGTTAGGATATATGGTGGGAAGGTTGTAGAGAACTTATGCCAAGCCGTAGCCAGATGTATTATTGCATGGCAGATGGCAGCTATTAGTACTGAGTACAAAGTAGCGTTGACTGTACACGATAGTATTATTTGCGTAGTAAAAGATGAAGAAGCGGGGAAAGCAAGACGTTATATAGAGTCTTGTATGCGAGACACACCTGATTGGGCTAGTGGGCTACCGCTAGATTGCGAAAGCGGAATGGGTAAATCATATGGAGAATGTGGATGAGTGTAGCTTGGTCATATTCTAGTTTATCTTTGTATAAACAGTGCCCGCGTAAATATCATCGCCTTCGCGTAGTTAAGGATATTAAAGAATCAACATCTGAGCACTTAATATTTGGTAATTTAGTGCATAAAGCCTGTGAAGATTACGGCAAAGACGGAACCCCTATACCTAAGAAGTATGCGTTTGCAAAACCTTACGTCGATAAACTACTAAAAGCCAAAGGCGAGAAGTTATTTGAATACCGCATGGGTCTAACAGAAGATTTAGAACCCTGTAAGTTTTTTGATAAAGATGTTTGGTGGCGCGGGATTGCCGATTTGGTTATCGTTAATGGAAACAAAGCGTTGTTAATAGATTATAAAACCGGAAAGTCAGCAAAGTTTGCAGATGTACACCAACTACAACTATTAAGCCTAGCGTTATTTGCTCATTTCCCAGAACTAACAACTATAAAAGGTGGGCTATTGTTTCTAGTATCTAAAGAGTTTGTCTCTGCTACATATACAAGAGATGACGTAGAATCAGGTTGGGATTATTGGAACAAAGATGTACAAAGATTAAGTCTTTCTATTGACGCAGATGTATGGAACCCAGCAGAGAATTTTACTTGTCGTAATTGGTGTCCTGTGACAGACTGCGAGTACAACGGAAATAACTGAGACAGTCAAATGCCATACGTAAACAAAAAAAGACCGTACAAAAAAGAGTATCAACAGCAGAAGGCGCGGAAAGAAAAGAAAGCGCGAGCTGCCAGAGAACGTGCGCGATATGCTATGGACAAAGCAGGTGTAGATCGTAAGGGCAAAGATATTGATCACAAGAAGCCGTTGTCTAAGGGCGGGTCAAACAAACGAAGTAATCTAAGATTAGTGAAGCCTAGTAAGAACAGAAGTTTTAGCAGAAACTCTGACCACACGGTAAAAGTAAATAAACCTAAAAAGAAAAGAACAACTAAGAAAAGAACAACAAAGAAAAAGAAGTGAATTATGCAGATTATAGAGGACAAGACTCTATTACTAAGAACACGTAACCCAGACAAAATCCAGAGCAAAATACCTACTAGCAAAGTTGTAGATATTACAGAAGATATATACACCATGACGGTGGATTGGGATTTGCCAACAACACAGCGGTTGGCAGGGTTAAAAATGAAAAACATACCTAGCCCGATTATGCGAGATTACGTATGGGGTGGTGTGTTTCCGCCTATGGAGCATCAGAAAACTACTGCTGAATTCCTGACACTAAACCCACGTTCATTCTGTTTCAACGAGCAAGGAACTGGCAAGACTGCAGCCTGTGTATGGGCTTCAGATTATTTGCTAGAACAAGGCTACATCAACAGAGTCCTTATTGTTTCGCCATTATCAATTATGCAAAGTGCGTGGCAGGCTGATTTATTTCAGTTTGCTGTTCACAGAAGCGTAGGGATAGCTTATGGGTCAAGAGAAAAACGTGAAGATATAATTAATTCCAACTACGAGTACGTGGTCATTAATTACGATGGAGTTAATGTAGTACAAGAAGCAATAAAGAACGGCAAGTTTGATTTAATTATTATAGACGAGGCCAACGCTTATAAGACCGCTACAACAAAGCGGTGGAAAACAATGGCAAAACTTATTGATGCGAACACATGGATATGGATGTTGACTGGTACTCCGGCAGCGCAATCTCCAGTAGACGCTCACGGATTAGCAAAGCTCTGTGTACCACACAATGTAACGCGCTCAAAAACAGCCTATCGAGATTTGGTTATGTACCCGATTAGTCGCTTTAAATGGATCCCAAAACCCGATGCAATAGATACTGTGTTTAAGACACTACAGCCTGCCATACGGTTCACCAAAGAAGAATGTTTAGACCTACCCCCGATGGTGTACGTTAAACGTAAGGTAGAATTAACGCGTCAGCAGGTGAAGTATTACGAAATGCTGAAGAAGCGCATGGTTATGACCGTAAGCGGTTCCGAAATATCGGGCGTTAACGCGGCTGTTATTATGAACAAACTCCTGCAGATATCTGCGGGTGCAGTCTACACTGACAATGGTGACGCGTTAGAGTTTGACATAAAACACAGATACAAAGTGCTGCGAGAAGTTATAGACGAGAGCAGCCAAAAGGTCTTGGTGTTCGTACCGTTCAAACACGTCATTGACATACTGACAGATAAATTGCGTAATGACGGGATTGCTACGGAAGTAATTAGGGGGGATGTACCTGTAGCTAAACGTACAGATATATTCAAACGGTTCCAAACGCAGGACGATCCACGTGTCCTAGTTATCCAACCACAGGCAGCAGCACATGGTGTTACGTTAACAGCAGCCAACACGGTTGTGTGGTGGGGGCCAACTTCTTCATTAGAAACGTACGCCCAAGCTAACGCTAGGGTTCATAGGTCGGGACAAGAGCATAAGTGTACAGTGGTGCAACTGCAAGGTTCCCCCGTGGAAAAACGTATTTACTCATTACTAGATAACAGAATAGACGTACACACAAAAATGATTGATTTATACAAAGAACTACTTGACTAGCCCACCACAAGTAAGTATTTAGTAATTCTCGTTACTAGAAAGGGGGGCAAATGACCGACGAAACAGGAATACCTGCCGATAAGTTGACCAAGGCGTACATAAAAATACGCGCCGAACGTGCAGCACTATCAGCAGAGTTTAAAGAAAAGGACGGTCAACTATCACGTAAGCTGACCACCGTTAAAAATGCGCTACTGGACTACTGTGAAAACCACAATGTTGAGAGTGTAAGAACTTCTGAAGGATTGTTTTTTAGGACTTCAAAAACTAAATATTGGACAAGCGACTGGGAGCGCATGTACGAGTTTATACTAGAACATGACATACCTGAGCTTCTTGATAAGCGGTTGAACCAAACAAACTTAAAACAGTTTTTAGAAGAGAACCCCGATGAGATGCCCAAAGGGCTGAACATCGACAATGAATTTGTAATCTCAGTAAGGAAGAAGTAATGGCAGAACCGTTCGTACCAATCGAAGATGTGGCAAAACATTTTGCCGTATCCATATCCACTATCCGTGCGTGGCTGCGACAAGGACATATTCCCAAGAACACGTACGTTAAGATCGGTAACACATACCGTTTCAAACTACCCGCCGTAGCCGAAGCATTAACTGCCCAAGTAAAAGAACAAGCTACGCCTACAGAACCAATCGAAACCCAGCTAGAATTTGATTTCGACGCTGATAAAGACGTATAAAATATAAGGAGAACGACATTGGCTATATCATATATCATCGAAGGTGTAGAAGCCCTGTGGCCCAAGATAGACCGCACCTACGCGTTTAATTCTAAAGTTAGGCGTAGTGAACCCTGCGATGCGCGTGACCAGAACGCCGCATATTCTGTTGCATTTCGTATGGACGGACCAACCGCGCAGAGCCTGTTTAGGGTAATGAAAAAAGCGTATGCTGATAATCGCGACGACGACTGGGATCAGAAACTGGCTAACCCGTTTGTTAAAGATGACAACGGTACGTATACACATAAAGCCAACCTCAAGGGTGCGTACAACGGCGAGACTACTACTAAGCCGTTAGAAGTTGACTCCAAAGGCACACCGCTGCCAAAGGGTTTTCAGTTAACTACAGGCAGCACGATCAATGTAGCGGTGCAGCTTATTCCTTACCG